TAAGTATGCATCGCACGGTGTGCTGATATTGGTTCCATTGCACTTGAGGGATGAATCCGCATCAGAGTACTGATTCTGATTGAGTGTATCAAGTTGCTTAATAATTCCATTCATATCGAGGCCCAGTAGGCTGGACGGATCCTTATAAAGATTGCCTGCAGTTGTACAACCACTATTGACGATACGATCTTGGAGGCACGCAGTTGACCATGTACCAGGGCCTTGTCCCGCAGGCTTGTAACACGGATCTCCTCCATAAATACTCGCAGACGAGGCCTTTGTCTGTAAAACACTCTTTGTACAGTCGATGCTACTGAACGGAAACTTTTCCGTAAAAAAGAAGGGGAGGCTTCCTGAGAGACTCATAGATGATTTTGAGTATCCAGACATCAGATTGATACAATTGACCGTGCCATTTGGCGTTGTCAGTCTAGGATAATCTGTACCGCGACGCGGCTTACCTGAAAGAATATCATCGGTCAAAAGGATTTTATCGAGGGACAATTGAAAGACACCACCGCCTGTTAAGGGAGCCTCAAGAACACCATACAGTTCAGCAGAGGTCTCCTCGTCGGGCCCCTGCACTACGAAATTCAGAAAGGAATCTTCTGCAAGTTTCGCCTTAAATGAGACAGGAGTTTTCGAAAGTACAAGGGTCGTCTTTGAATCTGCAAATTTAATCACCTTGCCTGCGAGAGTTACATTCAGAGTTCCAGTACCGGCGACAAAGAAGGTCACTGTTTTTAAGGGACTCGATTTGGTGTCGCCCACATATGTATAGGAACCATCCTCCAAGCAGACGGCACAGGTTCCATCTAGATTCTTATTGTGTCGGCATTTGACACGGTTCATGAAGTCTTGAAGTTCATCGTTTGTCAGCGCGAATGAATAGGTCGAGCCGACACCTCCAGTGGCTCCAGTACATGTACCTAGCGTCGGCTTTGTGTTTGTATACGGAACGGGTGAGTCCGCGATTACGCCAATTGCTGCAGCCTTGGCAGCGGGATCGATATAGAGTCCCTTTGGACCCGTAAAGGCATTGCCTGCATTTGTGGTACCCGACGATAGACAGACCCCACAGTGTTCCTTAAATTGTGCATTTCCAAACGGATTTGCAGTCATCGCCGTGTTCTCGCAGAAGGCTGCCTTTACAATAATTGAACTGCTATCAGGCACATAGACAGGTGTAGTATTCGTTCCAGGCACCATGGCAATTCTTCCAGGCACAGATGTATCCGTCGCCGTGGGTGTAAGTGCAGCATTCACCGCGCCTACATATGAAGCCTGTTGATCAGCCGGCATATTTGCAATTGCAGGTGCAGTTATACGAGGATCCGCTGCAAGCGACAGAGGATTGTACATCTGCTGCCCCTGGGCCGCGGTGATAGGATAGTTTCCCACTTGCGGGACATCAAATCCCTCGGATTGTTTTTTAAAGACGCGCAAAAGCGCTGTTGCGCCTACAGCACAGGCACCTAGTACAAGTAGACCCGGGTCCATCTCTACTCATTAGTTGAGATTATCGGGACGTAGACGGGTTGCCGCATCCATATCGCGTGTGATTACACGGAAGACAAACTGTGTCTGGTGGCTGAGATTAATTAGGCGACCTGACTGGATTATGTTATTTGCAGGAACAGATCCAGATAATAGCGTTCCAGCAAAGGTGTCGCTCGCAACGCCACCAAATGGTGACACACTGGTATATCCCTTTGTAGGATCATTGTACCGAGCATCTATAATGATATAGTTTGCATAGCCTACTGAGTTTGTACCTGTGATATAAGCGGATCCATTGTAATATGCAATATTCACTAGAAGATGTCCTTCAGTTCGAGTGAGATAACTTATGAAATCCTGTGCAACTGCTTGATTTCCAGTAAATGTAGATGTGAAGGCTAGATTCTTCAGTTGAATACGATCTCCCTGATTAAACATAAATGTGTTGAACCAGGTATTCGTTTGAATCCAGATATATTAACTGAGTCCAGCAGCCGCTGCATTCTTGGCATAGACCGTTCCCGTATTCGGAATAGGGTAGACTGTAGGTGGAGTAATTGTTGCAATACTATTTGAGAGTACAAACCCAGAAATATCAAGCGTATCGAGGAGCGGGCTCACAAGTGAACCATCGGGCCGTTGAAGTTGAATGGAGAGTTTCTGAAGAGTAGCAAGTGGTGTAGGATAATAGGTCTTCTGACACTTCATGAACTTTGGAATCATGCCGAGGAATCCGCCACGCTGAACTACATTTGTATTATCCGTAATCCAGTTTGCATCATACTGAATGAGTCCGAATGCACTGTCAATATTCTGATTTGTACCGATGCTGTTTGTATCAAGTTCAGGAACACGCACCATCAAATACGGAAAAGACAGAACATTCGTATTGACAATTGTCTGATTATAATAAGCAGGTCCACTCGTAGCACCTCTATCAATCAGTACATCAATACCCTCTACAGGTACAAGCGCCTTCACCAGTTCAATACGTACAATATTGCGGAACTTCACTTGCGTCGATGTATTTGCACGCACGCCATTATTTGTTGTCACATTTCCAGGATTGAAGAGAACACTGAAGTTGTAGCGGCTCTCACCTGTATTGACTGTCCAATCACGATCCGCACTGTAGCAGAAGAGATTGTACTCATTTTCTTTGTAGTTGAGTACATCCTCCTCCTTTTGCAGGAAGTCCTGGGGGAGCACAGGTCTATCTGCCCGAACGGTTGGAACCGCAATTGTCGGATTTGCCTGTGCGAGAGAACTCTGATCAGCGGTATAGGGTGAACGACCCACAGAGTTCATACCAAAGAGGGCACGCATATCCGGAGGCACTGTCATGGTTGTAATCTCATTTTCGAGCACCCTCGGCTTGGCCACTGCACCGGCTTCACGAGGGCGAATCTGCTCCTGAACAGCGAGTGCTGTGCGTGCAGCCTCCGCCTCACGCTGCTTCTTGGCCTGCTCAAATAGACTCGCTGCAGAGGAGTTATTATCCTCTTCAAGCGGAATGCGAAAGTCGGGCGGAGCAGGAGGGGCCGCCTTTGCAGTATTGCGTGAATCCTGCATGAGAGCGAAGCGTGTTCCAACGTCCTGACGTAGAGGATCTGAACTGGTGACAATCTCAACTTCTGTCTTCTCGCTCATTTCAACTTCGCGTCCTCTATCCAGATAGGCTGTGTAGTCGGGAAGTACAGCGGCAAGTGTCTCCTTGTTTAGATACTGTATGTTCTGACTGGAATTTACACGGTACACTTCACCCATATAATGCTTTACAGTCTTCACAAGTCTCTGTTTCTGGCGATCATCAAGTGTTGCGCCGCTGCGACGTTGAACGTGGTCGTACAGTAATCTGTCCAACATTTGCTCATTGCGTTCGCTGAAAAACTGTTCCTTTATAGCCGACATCTACATGACTCTACGATTTATCATCGGCAATCTTGAACTCAGGTACTAAACAACCATGATCGAAGCATCAACATTTCGCCATCGCGAGGTGCCCGACGACAGAAAGGACGGAACTCTTCTCCCATCAGCATTCGAATAATAAAATACATGCTGTACATTCCACATTCAGAATCCTTCATCTGGAAACGACGAGCATTGTAGGCGAGTTTCATTGCAGGGTCCTGTAGTGTAAGCCACTGCATGAATTTTTCAATTTGGCCAGGAACTTCCATGCCGTATGAGTCAAAATAATAGCACACCTTCTTCTTCAAATCAACATAGTTCCCAACCCAGTGGCTTCCTCCTTTATTGTGAGGGTCGAGGTTATAGATAATACCGACTTTTGACTTTCCAGCGGCTTTTAATCCTGCCATATCGAGACTGCACATTTCACTAATGAGGCACTTGGTCTTGGTCTTATTATACGGATCGGGTGCTGCAAAATCAATGGGATAGGGGCCGAGGAACTTAAAATCGGCGACATCTTCTTCGTACTGCTTCATGACATTCTCAATGTTTGTGCTATCGAGCCACTTATCAGGGTCGGTACGCCACGCTTCAGGTTGAGGAGGGCGTAAATAGGCTTTCTGAAGGCGCTGCTTCTCAGACTCCTCAATAGGCAGTGCCTTTACAAAGGAGTATTCTTGAATCGGGCCTACACCGACCTTTTGCTCAAGTTCTTTCCGAAGGGATACTGCACTCACACCGCCAATCTGAGTCCGAAGTGTAGTCTGAGATCCTAAGACTTTTGAGGCAATTTTTTGTAATTCAGACGCAGGTATACATCCATGAGCCGGACGCTTTTTTCCGACACGTGGTCGACATTGACAGGGTCCCGGTCTATAGTGATCTGAACTCGTTTTTTTGAGTCGTCTGGTTTTTCTGACCCCGACCATCCTATTGAAGTGTCAGATTCAAATCGTCATACTCCACAGGATGGCGTACTCAATGGTCCGCTTTTGGTCGTATATTTTTACACCGCTCTTAATTCTTGTAATTGTCTTTGCAATGTTTGTCATCTTTACACTTTCCAGTGCACAAACAACTGTTGGCTCACTCATTGCGCCGGCACTCGCTATCACCTCATCAGTAGTAGAAAGTGCTGCCTCTGCAGCAAATGGTGTAAATGGCGCCGCTGCGGTCTCTAGAGCATCCTTTTCACCTACATCAGTAGGAAGCACAGCATGACACCTACACAGATCTTTCAAATGATACTGTTGGCCATTATCCTTACAGGCCTAGGATATGTAATCTATGCAGTCGGTCAATTTGCCGGCAGCAAGGACAACCTGAATGACATTCAAAAGAATATGGGAGTGATCTTTGGAGTGACATTTGCTCTGGTTCTCATGCTCGGTATTTTCAGTTATATGTATATCCGTACGGACCCCGATGTCTTTGTACCCTTCACGCTGTTCATGCTCTTCGTCAATATGGAACTTTCCCTCATTTCAGTCAGTGCATCGGTTCTTCAGAAGATTGAATAAGGCATTCGGGTGTCCGAGGAGCCTGGATAAGAATTCCCAAAATTCGATGTTGAAGGCGTGCCCGACCTGTCCAAAAAGTGTCAGTGACACCCATTTGAAGACTGATGCCCTGAATTTGTAGAGTAACACGAATGATTTGACCACGCGCGAGGACTCCCGGTTGTACATCTTCCGTCCAGGCACCATCTTTCCATATACGAATGCCGTGCATACCCTTTCGCTTCTCTTGAAGAGTTGACGGACAATATAAATGCAACTTGTTATTTTCTACCATCGGTTGAAAAAGCCGATAGACCTCTTCGCGTGTAAACTTATTTGCTCCAAACCAAGCCAATTGGCTGGCGCAAATAACTTCAAGAAGACTTGTTTGAATTGCCGTGAGTTTACTGGAAACCCAATTCGTTGTCATCGCCAATTCAAGGCGACCATTTGCAGGATTATAGGAATCAATGTAGAGGTGCGGTAAAAGAATTGTGAGGACAGGCATTGTGACTTGTCCATCAATATATGATAGTGGTACCATCGGTTTCTTTTCACGATTTACCCGTGTAATGAGTCCGCCGTGATTTATTTTTCCAA